GTGTTGGAAGTGCTGGCCATCTTCGGTTCAATGAAGATAACGTTCACCGCCAGCGAAAGCAATGCAATCGCGATGGCGCCGGCAGGGCCGTGGATTACCGCATTGGCCTAATAGCCCGCATCGGCCTGGAGCGTGTGGGAGCGTTGGAAAACAACAATATTGTGCACAAGTGGACGAAAGACGAAGTGCGGGCTATCCGCGATACCTACCGGGCGAAAGCCACTCAACTAGCGAAGGAACAGCACCATGCTTGACGACGACGAGGATTTCTACATTGTTGACCCTGGCTACTGGCCGGCAGCGCTGCTGTACGCTTTGGCCGCGGTGGTGGTTGGACTAGCTGTTCTCACTGTAGAGGTTATGGCGTGATGCACTCCTACCACAACCGCTCATACCGCACCGAGCGCCGGCGCGCCTGGCCGATCGTACTTGGCTGGGGAGTCGCGATCATCCCATTCATTTTCCTGCTGGCGCTGGTGTTCTACGGTGAGTGGCTTATTCAACTTGCAAAGGAGCTTCAATCATGATTTTCATGTGCGGCTGCGCAACAGTTTTCGTCGGAAACCTTGTCAATGGCGAGAAGCCAACCACTTTGGGCTGTGCGATTTGCACTGCTGGTTATGGGCTGATGGGCACATCTGTCTTGATGCTGCTTTTCGGGATCATGCCTTAACGCAAAAATGACTTGCGGAATTCCATGATTCCTATGATAATTTTTATGTCGGCGCGCAATGCGTTGATGCCTAAGCACCGGTCGAAAATCTTGGAGGATTGAGGCCGGATTACTGCAACAAAGTAGGCGCGTAGGGATGGGTAGAGTAGGCCACCAAGCTCTCTCCCCGAACTTTGCGGGGTTCCTCCAAGAACCCATCCCTACGCGTCTGGAAAGGTAGTAAATGAACCCCCTGCACTTTATCGTGGTAGGACCATTTGATGGGACCTATCACATCTGTTATCGCATACCAGGAACTCCATTTTATTCTTCCTATGAGACAACGAGGACCAAGCTGTCTGCTGAGCTTCGCGTCAATCAATTGAACTCTGTGGCTGATGAGGTCGAAAAAGAAGAGGAGGGAAAGTAAATGGCTGGCGATTGGATCAAGATGCGCCTCGAGCTTCAAACGCATCCGAAAGTTGTCCGCATTTTGTCCGCAATGCGTCCGAAAGATGTCCAGACAAAAACGGACAAGTTCCGCGTAGTTGGTGGACTGCACGCTGTTTGGGGCGTTTTTGACACCCACTCGGAAGATGGCCACCTGAACGGTTACACCCCCGAAACCCTGGACCACATTATCGGTTGGGAGGGCTTCTCTCAGGCCATGATTGACGTCGGCTGGCTGTACTTCGATGAGCCGCAAGTGCTTGAATTACCGGACTTTTCTGAGCATAACGGGGCATCTGGCAAACGTCGGGCAGAGGACCAGAAACGGAAGCGCGATGGTCGGAAAAGTCCGCAAACTGTCCGCAGTAAAACAGGACAAAATGCGGACAAAATGCGGACAGAAAGTGGACTAGAGAAGAGAAGAGAAGAGAATAATAATAGCGGCGCCTCGTCGCCGTCCAAATCCTTCGATATCCGTGCCGAGCTAAAGGTCCGTGGTGTTGATGATCGGATTTCTGAAGACTGGATCAAGCACCGCAAAGCCAAGGGCGCGAGCGTAACGGAAACCGTTCTGAAAGCGCATATCGTGGAGGCTGATAAAGCTGCGTTGCCGCTTGGGAAGGCCCTGGCATATGCTTGTGTTGCTGGATGGCAGGGGTTCCGTGCAGACTGGTATTTGAAACGCGAGGGCAAGACCTGCGCCGGCGATGGCAATTCTTGCGACGATATCACCGCGGGGTGGAAATGATAGCCCCAGGCGCCGAGAAAATCATCAAGGAACGGATGCGCGGCTTTCGTCCTGCTGACACAGTGGTGATTTCGTTGGTAGGGCCATTCGCTGTGCAAAACCCTGTGGTTATGCCAGAAGTCGGAAAACAATACGACTGGCGATGGACGAAGGGGCTTGACGTTGCGTTGCTGATCTCGACAGGCATTGAGTGGAAGCCTACCGCATTCGACATCAAGCAGGCTGGCCCCGAATACCTCTGCTTGTGGGACATTCACACGCACCGAGGTGCGCAAGTGGTATGGAAGCCATACCAAACTTGCCCGGGCCCGTTCAGCGTTGAGCTGCGTGGCTGGCATTTCGGGCTGGACTACTCGGCCTTTCACGAAGAAGACAATAAGGTTTTTTGGCAATGAACATCATTCCTGACGACATCGATTTTTCACAATACATGGAAGAAACCGAAAGCCATGCAGTTCATCCTGCATCGCATTGGTTGCAAGAAACGATTGACGCATTCCACGCCCCAGAACATCACATACAGGCACCAACGCTGTTGTGGGACAAGACCCGGGGCGATATCCATTTTCGCCCGGGCGAAGTTTCTCTGTGGGCCGGCATCAATGGTCACGGCAAGAGCATGTTCCTGTCTCATGTAGTGCTCGATCTGTGCGTACAGAAAAGCCGCGTCATGGTTGCCTCGTTCGAAATGAAGCCAGTTCGTCAGATGCAGCGCATGAGCCGCCAGGCATACGCTGACAGCAAGCCCGAAGCGGATTTTCTCACCCGATTGGCGAACTGGACCGACGACAAACTGTGGATTTATGACCATGTTGGCTCTGTCGAATGGCGTAAGCTGCTGGCTGTGCTGCGCTATGCGGTCAAGAATTTTGGCATCACGCAATTCGTGATTGATAGCTTGATGAAATGCGTCAAGGGCGAGGACGATTACAACGCCCAGAAAGACTTCGTTACTGAGCTTTGCGCCTTCGCTGCTGCACATAACGTGCATGTGCATCTGGTTCACCACGTTCGCAAAGGTGAGCATGAAGGAAAGCCTCCAGGAAAGTTCGATATCAAGGGCTCCGGCTCGATCACTGACCAAGTGGACAACGTTTTCATCGTTTGGCGCAACAAGAAGGCCGAGGACGAAATCAAGGACTTGCCGCCTGGGTCGCGCTCCACCAGCCCCAACTGCATGTTCGCTTGCGAGAAACAGCGCAACGGAGAGAAGGAGGGCAAATACGGCTTCTGGTTTGAGCCTTATTCGCAGCAGTACGTTGAGCATGTGGATTCGATCCCTATGCGCTACAGCTTCAAATAACCCCGCCCAGCAAGAGCTGGCACCAACCGGAGAATGAGAAATGCACCAACCAATGACCCCAATCGAGCTGCTTGCTTCGGCTCTCTCGATTATCGCAACCGGCGCCCTGATTTGGTGGGGGCTGAGCCACCTGATCAGCGGCGCGGTTGAGCTGTACGAGCGCTGCCGTCCAATGCGCGAGAAGAACCAGGAGGGCAAATAATGCTGAACTGGTTACGTAAATTGCAGATTAACGAACTGTTGGTCCAAGTGGCCCGTGATGAGGCATATATCAAATCCTTGGCCAAGTGCGACGAAGAGGATTCGGACGTTGTCGGCCGTGTAGCAGCGAACAAGGAACGGCTGCGCCAACTTGGCTACAAGGAGCAGGACAATGGATAAGCCAAAGAAAGGTTCCGTCATCAATCCACTGATGCTGATCGCCGCCAAAAACAAGCCCGACCAGGAATCGGTGGACAAGATTCATATGGTGGTGCTGACAGCCCTGGATGCAGCCAAGCGCGGCAAGTGCCCAAATGGGCTCGCAAACACGCTCAGTGAACATTTGCTGGTTGGGGTGCTCATGTGGTCCAAAATGGGCAACAGGGCTTTGTATGATCGCGCTACAGCCGCATGGATGGCAATGGGTAAGGCTTGCCAGCGCCCGACCGAGCTTCTTGACCTGACCACGACCGAATACCAGGCCATCCGCCACGCTTTGCAGTACTACCTGCGCGCCATCCCGCAACTGGAAATCGGTAAGCTGGCATCATTGTTCATGGAAGCGCAGCGCAAACTTGCCGCATAGGACGCGACATGCAAAAAACAGCACCAGCACCAAAGAAACGCGGCGCCAAGCCCGGCATCAAGCGCCCTGTCTACACCGAAGCCGAAGCCCGCAAGGTCAAGACCGTGCCGGCGCAGAATATCGGCATGCGGCGCGACCCGCTTGTGGCGGCCATCTTTGGGTGGCCCTTGCACACCTGAGCTATACCGCCTACACTAAGCCCTGACACTCTCTTCTCCAAGGACTACCGGGCTTTGTCCTCCGGGATGGACTTCAGCCCGCTACCACAGCGGGCTTTTTCTTTGGTACACTTCGGTTGTCCGTGGAAAGACACCTATGTGTGGGTAGGGCTAAGAATGTTGGGGTAGCAATCCCAAGCCAAAACGAAAGCCGTGGTACTGCAAGCCACCACCCTGGGGCAGAGACAGGGGCTACACGCATGCTGATTATCTGCCCAACTCGGGGCAAGCGATTCTCTGGCTTGAGGTGGGGACGCCGTTCGAATCGGCGTCCCGGTCGCGCGAGGACGATAGTCAGCAGTCGTGTAGCCAGCACCGCGAAGGCTTAGCCCCTTCGCACAACAAGCACTCTCATGCCTGACGAACCAAAAAATCTGCACGCAGCTATATGCGAGGGTGTTGGCTACAAACCTCTGAGTACCAGTAAAACGCCGTGAGGCGCCGCATTGCAGCTGGAGTAGCCCCGGCCCGGCCCCGCGGCATACCATCGAGCTATTCTGTGCTCTCGACAACGAGAGAATGCGCGCCTTACGCAAGTACTCCAGCCGCAATATCGATTCAAAGCCTGCGCGTAAAAACGTTGCGGAAAACATACAAACTCCCGTTATACTGTTGGTCACAGGGAGGCATTCATGAACGTGCAATTCACTGGGTCGTTGTCTAGCTCGACTCCATTTCCAATTACGATCGACTGGGTTCCTTGCCCATGTACCATTACGCTAAAAAGCGCAGCGGCCGGCCGTAAGATCGAGTTATCAACGGATTTTGGCGTTGAGTATTTCACGCCACCTCCGGACTCATCCAGCAGCACTACGATGCAAATCGTCACCGTCAACTCTCCTGTCACTCACGTTCGCATGACTGGCCAGGCAAATGACCAATGGTTCATCAACGCATTGGGGATCTCATGAGTTGGCCAGATATCTACGCACCTGACTTTCCTATTCGGGTGGCACTGGGCAAGGTGCCGGGCTGGTCGCGCGTGACAGCACTGGGCCACCTGCCGGCGGTGAATAGCAACACTGTGCCAGAGGACATTTGGACCCTAGGAGGAAACTACCCCTGGTTGAGCGCAGCCACCTTGGTCAAGATCCGGTCAACCAGCATCGACGATGCGCCAGGCGGGGCCGGCTGCCAGAGTGCACGGGTCAACGCACTGGAGGATGGCACATACCTGGAAAAGCCGGTGACCGTGACCCTGAACGGCACCAGCGACGTGCTTCTGGCCGCGCCCATCGGTGCCTGCAATGGTTTGTTGGGGATGCTGCCAGGGGTTGCCAATGCGTTTTGCACCAATGTCGGCGACATCACGCTGCGCCGTCAAGACAATGACGCGGTGCTGGCGGTGATCCCAGCAGGCAAGGGCATCAGTCAGCAATCGCAGTTCACGGTGCCGGCAGGGAAAACCCTGGTGATCATGGGGCTGGAGGCGGCATTGACCGCCCTGTCGGGATTGACCGACCGGGTGGTGGACGTAGACACCTTTTTCCAGGCCCCAGGGCAAATCTACCGCTTGCCGCGCCGCATCCAGGCCACCGACCGCGGGCCGACCAACCTGGAGCCGCGAACCGGCATTGTCGTGCCAGAGAAGAATCGCTTCCAGTTACGCTGCACCGCAGTCAGTTCGTCGCAAGATACATCGGTCAATGGGGCCTTTGAGGCATTCCTCGTAACCAACTGACCGTAGCCTTGCCGCCCTTCATGTGGCATCATTGCGACAACAGTCACATAGAGGGCAAGCATCATGGGCGACACAGGGAAAGCGCGGAAAACGCGTAACAAAAGTACTCAGGAGCAAGAGGAACCGAAGGGGCAGCGCAAATTAGACGAATTGGGCGTTGAGTGGCTGTGCGATGAGATCCTTAGCCAGAAATCCATGCGCCAAATCTCCGATGAAATTGGCGTACTGCAATCTTTGCTGGTGAAATGGATAGCTGCTGATCGTGAACGTTCCGCGCGTGTAAGGGAGTCCCGTAAGCAAACAGCGCAGCTTTGGGAGGAAATGGCAACCAAGGTTATTGCGGACGCTGCTGACGCTTTCGAGCTGGCCAAGGCTAAAGAGCTAGCCCATCATTACCGCTGGCGCGCATCCAAAATTGCCCCTGCTGAGTATGGTGACAAGGTGCAGATCGGCGGCGCGTCGGACTTGCCGCCTATTCAGTCCAATGTAACTGTTGACCCTGGCGAAGCCTACAAGCTTCTGCTGGCCGGGCGCAAAGATGAATGACCAGGCAGAACTGTGGATGCCGGAGGGCTTCAACTGGCGCCATCCCGATTACGATCCCGTGTGGAATGAGCGCTCACGCCGGCTGAAGCTGACCCGCAGCACGCCGGGCATGATGGATGGCCTCAAGAAGTTCTACGCTGAGCATCCGGCCAACTTCCTGCACGACTGGGCATGCACCTTCGATCCGCGCTTGCCTGAGATTGGCTTGCCGGCTGTCGTTCCATTCCTGCTGTTCAAACGCCAGGCTGAGTTTGTCGATTGGCTGGTGGAGCGCTGGCGTAACCGCGAGGACGGGCTGGTGGAGAAGTCCCGGGACATGGGGCTGTCTTGGCTATGCGTTGGCGTGGCAGCATGGTTCTGGATCTTCCACCCTGGCACGGTGATTGGTTTCGGCTCTCGTAAAGAAGAATATGTCGATAAGTTGGGTGACCCTAAGTCCCTGTTCTGGAAGCTACGAGAGCTACTCAAGTTGCTGCCGGTCGAATTCCTGCCGGCCGGCTACAACGAGCGCACGCACGCGCCATCGATGCGTATCACCAATCCTATGACCGGGTCGGCAATCGTGGGCGAGGCGGGCACCAACATCGGCCGTGGCAACCGCACTTCGCTCTACTTCAAAGACGAGTCGGCTTTCTACGAGCAGCCGGAATCCATCGACGCCGCGCTGTCGCAGACCTCCAATTGTAAGATCGACGTCTCAACACCGAACGGCGCCGGCAATCCGTTCTACCGCAAGCGCCACGGTGGTCGCATCAAGATATTCGTGTTCGACTGGAAGGACGATCCGCGCAAGGATCAGGCCTGGTATGAGCGCCAGATGGCAACCTTGGACCCGGTGATCGTCGCTCAGGAGATTGACCGTGATTACACCGCATCCGTGTCAAACGCCTGGAATGATGGCCAGCTTGTGACCGAGTGCATGCGCCGCGGCCCGGCTGATGTCAGGCCAGAAGGACCGTTGTTAGTTGGCGTGGACGTCGCGCGCTTTGGCGATGACAAGACCTGCATCACCTTCCGCCAGGGCCGGGTGGTATATCCTCAGATCGTGTTTGGCAAGTGTGACGTTGTGGACGTCGCTGGCCGCGTGAAGGATGCCATCAACGAATGGCGAGTGAAGCCGGCGCAAATTGCCGTGGACACAATCGGCATTGGCTCGGGCGTGGCCGACATGCTTCGCCGCGACTTTGGCCGGATCGTGCAGGACGTCAATTCCTCGCTTCGCATGTCGGATGGTCAGAATTACAACCTTCGTGCACGCATGTGGCGCTCCATGCGGGAATGGCTCAAGAATCAGGCGGCACTGCCGAATGACCCGGAATTAGCCACTGATCTTACTGCTCTGCAATATGAGTACAGAGGTGGTGAACTGTTGATGGAGTCGAAGGAAAAGGCCAAGTCGCGCGGCATCAAGTCGCCGGATAGAGCTGATTCGCTGGCGCTTACCTTTGCCTACCCGGTGCGCGATGTGGCAGAATTACCACAGTCGGCAGATGCCGCTTACTCCATTCTAGGGTGAAACCATGTCCGGACTCTTCTCCAAACCAAAGACGCCAGCGGTAACGCCGGCGCCGCCAATGCCTGTTGTTGACCAGGTGCAGGTAGACCGCAATGCTGCCGACCTGCTGCGTAAGCGCCGCGGCCGCGCTGCCACTGACCTGACCTCTGCCGCGCCGGCCGCTACGACTGCCACCGGCACGACTGGCTCCGTCGCCGCTAAAACTCTCCTGGGGTCTTGATATGGCCGACTCGCGCGCTGCTGAAATCCTGAGCGAACACGCCCGCATGGTTAGCCAGCGCTCGACGTTCGAAGACCAATGGGCCGAGGTGGCCGAGCGCGTCATCCCGCGCAAGAACTTCTTCCGTGGGAAGCAAGGCCCGAACCAAGAGAAAGGGCAGCGCAAGACCGAGAAGATTTTCGACTCGACGCCTGCGCTCGCCCTGGACCGCTACGCCGCCGCCGTGCAATCGCTGTCCACGCCTGGCGGTCAGACCTGGCACAAGCTGCAAGCGGTCGATGAAGAACTGCGTGATGACGCCGAGGTGCAGCGCTACCTTGACGAAGTGACGCGCCGCCTGTTCGCCGCGCGCTACGCTGCCAACTTCTCGACGCAATCGACGGAGTGCTACTACGACCACGGCTGGGCTGGCACGATGGCAATGTTCATCGGTGACCGCCTGGGGCATGGCCTGTACTACGACAGCATTGGCATCGAGCAGCTTTACATGGCCGAGAATCAATTCGGTATCGTGGACAAGGTGCACCGTCAGCACAACATGACCGCGCGCCAGGCGGCAAAGGAATTCGGCCTTGAGAAGCTGCCGGCGCCGATTCGCCATGCTGCCGAGACCAATCCCGAGCAGGAATTTGTGTTCATCCGCTGCTATAAGCCGAACGACGACATGAAGCCAGGCCGCAAGGATTACCGCGGCATGCGCTTTGCCTCGTACGTGATCGCGCGGGACTTCAGCCAAATCGTTTCCGAAGGTGGCTATCGTACCTTCCCTGTCGTGGTCAGCCGTGCCTCCGTGGCGTCGAATGAGATTTACGGGCGCTCGGCGTGCATGACCGTGCTGCCGGATATCAAGATGCTGAACGAAATGGAGCGTACGACGATCCAGGCCGCGCAGCTTGCTACCCTGCCGCCGTTGCTGGCGCACAAGGATGGCATCCTCGACGCTATCCGACTGACGCCAGCAGCCATCAACTACGGCGGCGTTGACGACAACGGACGCCAACTGATCCAGCCAATGCAGTTCGGCCAGCACGTGGAAATCGGCATCGAAATGCGCGAACAGAAGCGCATGATCGTCAAGGACGCGCTGTGGAATACCCTGTTCCAGATCCTGGTTGATACCCCGACCATGACCGCGACCGAGGCCATGATTCGCGCGCAGGAGAAGGGCGCATTGCTGGCGCCGGCTGCTGCCCGCATTGAGGATGAATTCCTCAAGCCGATGATCGAGCGTGAGATTGATATCCTGGCCGCTGCCGGCGCGCTGCCGCCAATGCCCCAGGCGCTGCTCGACCGCGGCGGGGTGTATGCGATCCAGTTCGAAAACCCGCTGGCACTGTCCCGGCGCTCCGGTGAAGGCGTGGCAATCCTGCGATCGTTCGAACAGCTCACGCCACTGGCTCAGGTTGTCGGCCCACAGGAAGCTTTCAAGCGCATCAACATGGACGCGGCCACCAAGATCCTGCTGGAGGTGAACGGCTTCCCATCGAAGGCCATCTACTCCGATGATGAGCTTGCCAACATCAACGAGGAACAGGCAGCACAGGCCCAGGCGCAGCAAGTCCTGCAAGCTGCTCCAGTGGCGGCAAGCGCAGCTAAAGACCTGGCGAGTGCCGGCGCCATCGCGGCTACTGCCGAGGGTTCCGCCGCGCCGCCAGTCATTCCAGCAGGTTGATGCATGAGCACATATCTGCGATTCTTCAACCTTCGTGCAGCATTCAGAGCGCTGGTCGGCGGCGATACCAAAGCTGGCCGGCTGGCGCTAGAAGACCTCAGCGAGTTCTGCCGCGCTGACCGGTCCTGTGTCGTGGTAGGGAAAGATGGCTGTGTTGACACGCACGCAACGGCAGTAGCAGAGGGGCGCCGCGAGGTATTCCTCCGCATTCAGCAGATGTTAAATCTAACTGATTCACAACTTAACAAACTCCGCATCGAAGAGGAAATCACAAATGACTGACACCACCACCACGGCAGCCGCACCTGCCGCAGCCGCACCAACCAGCGCCGCCGCCGCGCTGGCAACGCCACCAGCAGCGCCAGCCGGCGATACCACTACCGCGGCACCTGCTGCTGCTCCAGCAGTGCCAGCGGCACCGACTGAGCCGGGCTTGTCCCTGCCAGGCAAAGACGCCACTCCCGAACAATGGAGCGAGTTCTACGGCAAGATTGGCCGTCCGGAGAAAGCCGAAGAATACGGCCTGGCTGTGCGCGAAGGCGAAGACCCGGCATTCGTCGGAGAGGTGGCCAGCGTCATGCACAAGTACGGCCTGACCAAAGAACAAGCTGTTGGCCTGCAAAAAGACCTGATGACCAAGGCTGACGAGCGTCTTACCGCGGCGGAACAAGCCAAGACGGCAGCACTCGACGCCAAGAACCAGGCCGAGCAGACCGAGCTGAAGACCGAGCTGGGCGAGCGCTACGATGCGCAAATGGAACTTGGCAAGCGCGCCGTGCGCCAGTTCGCCGGCGAGCAAGCAGCGGATATCATCGGCGCGATGGAAGAGAAGATCGGCTACAAAGCCACGCTGAAATTCTTCATGGGCCTGGGCGCCGGCCTGGGCGAGCATGATGCGAATGGCCGTGCGGAAGCCAGGCCAGAGGGCGAGCGCCCATCTACCGCAAGTGTGTTGTACGGCTCCAACAAAAGTTAAATAGCACTGTAGCGAAACAGCAACAAACGCCTTTCCCGCCTGCCTGTGCGAAGGCTTTGCCCCTGACTCACACTCAGGGGCTTTTTTTCACATTCCGTTGTTTTCACCCCACAAGTGTTGTATATTTGCCGCATACTTGGGGTCACGGTTGACTCCAGGGAAATCAATTACCTGGGGGCCACAT